ATCACGGTGGCAGGCACCAATGCCGCGATCAGCCTGGGCGGGAAGCAACTCTCGCAGGTCCCGCTCAACACGCTGGAGGCCTATGCCGACCTGCCCGAGGAGGAAGAGACCGGGCTGGATCATATCCCGATCTTCCACGTGCCCAACTTCCGCTACGGCTCGCGTTTCTGGGGGATCAGCGACTACGAGGGGCTAGAGTCGCTCTTCGAGGCGCTCAATAACCGCGTCTCCCAGGTGGACTTGGTGCTCGACAAACACGTCGCTCCGAAGATCATCCTGCCGCCTGGGTTCATCGATGAAGACGGCAAGGTGCGCCTCGACCAGATGGAGACGATCCAGCTCGGCCCCGGCGACGCGCCGCCGAGCTACCTCACGTGGGAGGGGCAACTGTCGGCCGCCGGCGAGCAGTACAACCGGCTGCTCGACTTGTTGTTCATGCTCTCGGAGACCGCGCCGTCGGCCTTCGGTCTGGACAAGTTCGGAATCGCGGAGTCGGGTCGGGCGCTGCGGCTTCGATTGCTGCGGACGCTGGCGAAGATCAACCGGAAGCGCCTCTACTACGACACCGCACTGAAGCAGGCGCTGCTGAGCGCGCAGGTGCTCGATGTGACCCACGGATCAGGGGGCTACGAGCCGGCCGAGCCTACCATCCAGTGGGCGGACGGACTGCCCGAGGACATGGTGGAGATGGTCGAGATCGAGGCCCAGCGCCTGGCCGCCGGCAACACCTCCGTCGAGTCGTCGGTGCGCCGCCTCGACGGGCCGGACGCGGTCGAGGCCGAGATGCAGCGGATCGGCGAGGAGACGCGGCAGGTCGGCGCGCTCACCGGGGGCCTCGGCCGGCGCGGGCAGTACGTCCAGCCGAATCCCAGCGAGACGACATCCGAAGACGGAGCGCAGTAGGGTGCGGAATGGCAAGCGCTTGTCCGTACCGAGATCAACACGAGATGTGCGAGGTATCGCTGTATGAATGCACGCGAACAGTTCACAACTCCTGCCCCGACTACTGGAGCGAGCGCAAGCGCGTCCGAACCGTGCTGTCCCAATGCCCTCTCCACCGACAGCGAAAGGGAGAGAAGCGAGTCTGGTGCACCGACAACGGGGAGCTTGTCGAGTGTTTCGGCTGGCCCGAGGACTGTCCCAGGTATTGGCGGCACCGCGCCCTCCGGGCCGAGGGATGCCGAATCGTCTGCGACCGCTGCGGACACACCATCCGGGCTGAACAAAACGCGGTGCCTGTGCGGGAAGTGGTGGGCACTGAGGCAATCGGAGTGCCTGGTGTTGAAGTGCAGGCTGTGCAAGCGCGACATCGTCATCCGCGGGCGTGATCTGCGGATAGAGTATCGCTGAGAGGGGCCGCTCGTGCCGCAGCCGATCAGCCGACGCCAGGTCAGGGAGTTCCAGCAGGCCTTCTCCGGCGAGGTGGACTCGCTCGCCGCGCTCTACCGCAACGCGGCGGCCGACATGCTTGACATCCTCGCCGACGCAGTCGCTTTCTCGGGGCAGCGCGCCAGAGCCGCGGCCCTGCTGCACCAGTACCAGATCGTGCTCGCCGACCTGGCCGACGAGAGCGCGGCGTGGATCGAGGTGAACATCCCCCGCGCGTACGGGGCGGGGCTGGAGTTCGTTGACGCCTGCATCCAAGACTACCGCCGCGCCGGCGTCAACATTCGTCGTCGCCAAGGCTATGGCGAACAGGTCCGTGGCGCGGGCATCACGGGGCGGACGGAGCGGGACGTCTTCTCCCAGGTGCACCGGGAGGCCGTGCGCGCGATTGTGGACGCCATGCTCGACACCACTGGGAAGGCGCTCGCGGCGATCGGCCGTCGTGTTGACGACGTGTTCCGGCGCGAGGGAATGCTTGCCGTCGCGCGGGGCATCGTCGAGGGACAGGCGCGGGTGGACGTCAGTCGGGAGATCGAGCGGCGTCTGATCGCAGCGGGCCGGCCCGACTTCATAGACAAGCTGGGCCGCCACTGGCCGCTGGACCGCTATGCCGAAATGGTGGCGCGCACGACGACGAGGGAGGCGATGACCCAGGGGACGATCCAGCGACTGCGCGAACACGGCATCCAGCTCGCCCAGGTCTCGGCCCACCATGCCGCCGACTTCTGCATCTACTATGAGAACGCCATCGTCTGCGTCGGGCCGGAGCCACACCCGGTGTATCCCTCTATCAGCGCCATCGGCGGCGGCCCACCATTCCACCCGCGCTGCGTCCACGTTCTCACGCCGTTCGTCGAGCGACTCGCGACGGAGGAGGAGAGGAAGGCAGGGATCGTCTCGCCCGAAGTGCTCAACTGCACGCCCGCGGAGTTGCAGCGCATGCATGTGACGACCTAGCGCTGAGTTTCGGCAATCCTCTCAGGCCAAGAGGGACGCCAACTACCCGGAAGGTGAAATGCCGCGGATCAGCAAACAGATAGCAAGCAGTAAGGGCAGAGGGCGCTGAGCCATCGCCCGCCTGTCAGTCGTCGGCAGCAGCCTGGCTTGCCGAACCGATCGTCGCAGGCGAAGGGATGCATCCATGCCAGGAGACAGCTCCTCGCTGCCTCACGGGAGTTTGATGATCGCCTACCCTCTGCAGGAGGCGAAACGGTCAGTCGACATACTGGTCGATCTCGACCCGCGGACTCGTGGGCCAAATGGGCTGGGAGGCTGGTTCGGTCCCCTCGCCGAGTTCGTGAACCCCGACCTGACGCGCCGCTGTGTCTGCTATGTCAGCGGCGAGGGCACAAGCGAGATGCCAAGCGACGTGGATGGTGTGATCAGGACGTGTACGCAACTGGGCTGGCAGGTGCGGCCAACACCAACGCCTCTGTCGCGCGATGTCATGATCATTGACCGAAAGCACGCCTTCTCCATCATCGGTCACCTCCCCTGGAACACGGTGAAAGTCGATCACAGTCCGGTTGAGTCCCGCCAACTGCTGCAGCACTTCGGTATGTTGTGGAAGGCCGCTTCAGGCGCGCCGAGCGCACCGGCAGTTATATTCGAGGACGTGATTGAAACATCTGAGTCCTCGCGCGGCAAGCGGGTCGCTGTCCTGTCTGCTGAGCACTGGGGCCGCTTGCTTGCCCGTCTGAAGGAGCATCCGCGGGATCTGTTCGAGCTCCGATCAAGGGAGTTCGAGGAACTCATCGCTGAACTGCTAGCCAGAGAGGGATACTCGGTCCATCTTACGCCCTGGACCCGCGACGGCGGGCGTGACGTTCTAGCGACACACGGGAGTCTGGGGCTTGAGCACCTGTATCTGGTGGAGTGCAAGCGATGGTCTCCAGCGCGACTGGTGGGAGTGGAGATCGTGCGAGCGCTGTACGGAGTCGTCGAGTTCGAGAGGGCTACTGCTGGCATGCTCGTCACGACCTCGGGGTTCACGAACGGGGCGCTAGAGCTTGCTAGGAGATCCAAGCATCGGCTGGCGCTCAACGACTATGACGATGTAGTCCAATGGATCTGCCGCAGCACGCGACGAGGCACTCGCTGAAGCGACCGGTCGTGGCACAGGGAAAGCGGGGTCACGCGGCCGGGCCACAGCCGTATGGTGTTCCGGCTCTCCGGAGGACCCTATCAGCGAAGAGGAAAGGGGACGTGATGACTGAGCAAGCTCCACAACAGGCCATCCGGGCGGCCTTCGCCGGTTGATCTGGAGCCGATCGAGTAGGCGCAATGGGCCGGGGATGTGGCGCACGTGTCCTCACAGTCCTGGCGTGACGGGGAATTCGCACCAAGAGAGCTGGATGTGGACAGAGGGCCTTGACATCTGACCCGGGTGCGATAGGATAGACCCAACCGAATACGGCCTGCTGGCATCCGACGATGAGGCGGGCACTTCTGACGTTCACGTCCACGAGGCGTGACCGTCAGAGGTGCCCGCTTTTCGTTTGCCAGGCAGTGTGAACCCCGCCAGAGGCGGGCAAGTCGCCGGCCGGAGCGATATCCGGCACTTTCGCCGCGGGGCGTGGCTAGGCCCCTCTGGGGCCGCCATCCCGGCCCGTTGTAAGCGGGCTTAGGGACAAAACCGAGCCGTCGTCGCTGAAGCTATGGCGGCCAAAGGGAGATCGAGATGGGTGACACCGACCAGGACAAGACGGGCGACGGCCAGACCCAGACCGGGGGCGAGAACGGCTCCCAGGGTGACCAGGGCGCGGGGCAGTCGGGACAGGCTTCTGGGCAACAGGGCGGACAGGGCGACGGGCAGTCATCGCACACGCCGGCGACACAGGCGAAGGGCGTCGCGCTGAAGCTCTCTCAGGACCAGATCGACCGGCTGCTCAAGGACGGCACGCTGGAGATCTCGGATGAGCTGTTCACCGGCGCGGTGGACAAGCGCATCGCGCAGTTGACCAACCGAGCGAAGACGGCCGAGAAGAAGCTCGGCGAGATTTCCGCCGCCCAGGAGGAGTCCGAGCGCAAGTCCCTCGAGGAGCAGAAGAAGTTCAAAGAGCTCTACGAGAAAGAGCGCCAGGCCCGAGAGAAAGAGACGGCCGCCCGCAAGGACGACCTGATCCGCTCCCGCTTCCTGCTCGCCGCCACCAAGGCCGGGGTCGTCGACCCAGATGTCGCTTTCGT